AGGTGGACATATTTTTAAAAATCGTCAACGAACTAAGATGTTGATGAGTGATGCTCAATTAAAACACGCAGAGAAGATGAGTTCAGGACAGCTAGAATATAGTGGTAAATTATTAGAAGCAAGACAATCAGACTGGAAAGACGAATTTATTTTGGTACTTTTAAGTTTGCCAATTTTAATGTTATCAATCGCAGTCTATTCAGAAGACCCAACTGCTATGGACAAGATGAAATTATTCTTTGAATATTTTTCTGACCTTCCTTTTTGGTATCAAACAATTTTTGTAGGAGTAATAGCTTCTGTATATGGTTTGAAAGCTACAGATTTAATTAAGCGAAAATAAGGAGAACTATGAATAAAGTAATTTTAATACTGATATTTTTATTTGGATTAAGTGCTTGTACTATAGGACCTAAGTGTACTTATACTCAAGAGGGAACTAAACTTTCTTCTTGGTTTTGGTTTACTTCAGAAGTACCTGTAGATTTAAGTAAAAATAATTGTAACTAATTTATAAACTAATGAAACATATAGTATTATTTATTTATCATTGGTCAAGTAAATTAAATGTTTGGTCATGGCAAAAGCTATGGGGAGACAGAGATAAAGGATTAGGATATAAGAAATGACAGATAAAATTTTACCAATGCTTATTGGATTAGTAATTGCTCTTGGAGCATGGAGTCTTTCAAGAACATTTGAACTCTCTACTATACAAGCAGTACATGAAGATAAGGTTCAAAAATTAGAAAGAGTAGTAGATAAATTAATTGTTAAAATGGATGATTTAAAAGATAAAGAAAAAGAAATTATGGAACAACATAAAAAATTATTTGAAGTTTTAGAAAGTAATCAACCAACAACAGGGTATAATTATAATTAATTTATGAGGTACAATTATGAATTATTATTTTACAAGTACATTAATAATTGCTATGTGCATCTTAGCTTATTGTGGAGGTCCAGGAATTAGATGAAGAATAATAGAATTGATGTGTCAGATAAGACAGCAATTTCTATGCCTATGAGAAACTTAATTGGAATTGTCACAGCAGTTTCTGTTGGGGTGTGGGCATTCTTCGGCATACAGGAGACTCTTAATAAGCATAGCACGACTTTAGAGTTAATGGAAAAAGACTTAGAACAAAATTCAGAATTTAGAATCAAATACCCTCGTGGAGAATTAGGTCAATCAAGTGGGGAAGCAGAACTTTTTATGTTGGTGGAACATATGAGTACCCTTGTTGAAGATTTAGGTGTAGAAATTAAGGGCATGAGAAATAATAAAGTGAACATAGATTTTTTAAAAGAACGAGTTAAAAAATTAAGTGATGATGTTGAAAAATTAATTAGAAATGGAAATGGAACACACCAATGATTGAAATAGTTTTTGGATTAATGTTATATCTAAATGGAAATTTAATAGAACATACTTACAAAAATAATTTAAGTTCATGTCTTAAATCAAAACGCATAGCTATGAAAGAAATTAATCCTGATAGTGTAGTTTTTAAATGTGAAAAAGTAAAAGCTAAAACTGAAATCTATATGGGTGGAAAAAAGATACTTAAAATTATAAAAGAATAATGGCTATAGATAAATGTACAGATTGTAGTTGCAATTGTCATTGCAATGTTAAAGGGCATTCCGATTTATATGGAGTATGTCCTTGTGAAAACTGTAAGTGTAATAAAAAAGAAGTAGTTGTTGATGATGCTGATGAATGTTTAAGTTGTCAGTAAAATGAAGATAGTTTTATTTTTAATTTTATGTTCAGGATTAGCAGGTAACTGCCTTGAACCTCGTAAATCCAATACTACTTATAATAATTTTTATGATTGTATGATTGGTGGTTATGAAGAATCATTATCTAGAATGAAAGTGTTAGGACCAGAAGCTGTTAACGAACATCAAATGTTTATTAAGTTTTTTTGTACTCCTGAAAAGAAAGAAAAAAAATTAGACACTTAAGAATGAAACACATCTCTTGCAATCTTTTCTAAATCATCAGACAACTCAGAAAAATTAGCTTTGCATTCTCTTAGTAAAGCTGTAATCACACCAGAATTATTTTTAGAAAAATGTAAATCTATTTTATTCATAGGATAACTTTTTATCTCTGCAATAAATTGACCTTGATTATTAATAAATAATTTAAAACCCATCAACTCAGCTTCTTTTCTTTTAACTCTTGGTTTACTTAGTTTTGGATTGGACTTCATGTTTTTTCTTTAGTAAGTCTAAAAGAAAATCATCATCTGATTTAGCTTTACTTAATCTAGTTAAGGGTTTATCGCCATCTTTAAATATTTCAATACTTTTTATTCTAGCAGGGTTAACCATAAAGAGAGGTAGTCTAGGATTATCAAATGATTTAACCATAAAGAAACCATCATCAGCTATACCAAATGTTTGAATATTTTTAATATCAATATCATCTGATGCAACTAAACATAAACGCATATGACAGGTAGGAGTAGGGTTTGGTTTCTGAGGTTTGCCATCTAAACCTATAACATTATTCATAGGTTATATATCTGTTCTTACAATATGTTTTCTTAATGCTCTAACTAATTCTTCTATCTTATCTATTATAGCAATTAAATTTTTATCTTTTATAAAAGATTGTTCTTCTTTTAATTTATCATATTCTTTAATAGAGATTTGAACCATTGGACTTGGTGCTTCAGTTTCATTTTCGTAAGTTAAATCTTCTTGTCCATTACTCATCATCTACCATTTCATTTTCATTATAATTTTTACTAACAAAAGATTCACCAACAACTTCTTTCTCTATTGGTTTACCCATATAACCTATCTCTCCTGATTGGTAATCATCATCAACTAAGGTATCTATACTCTCTGTATAGAATTCATTTAGCTTTTCATTATTCTTTTTTATTTTCTTTTTTAAATGTTCTTTTAAATCATCTATCTTAACAAATAAAATTTTATCTAAATGTTCATGTATACCATACATTGATAAATCATTTAAAGAAGCAATCAATCTTCTAAATCCTTTGGCTCTTTTTTCCAGTTGTCTTATCTGTGCTTCTGATAAACTCATGAGTAATCCCTCTCTAATATCATTTCAAGATAGTGAATAGCTTTTTCAATATCTTTTTGTTTTCCTTTTACTTTATGTCTACATATATATTTAATAGCATTACCTTCTGCAAACTCTAAATGATTCTCATTTATAAATTGAGCAGGTTGAATTTTCATTTTTGCATAATGGTTTCCATCTACTTGCTTATCTAATGAATCATAAGTAATACCTTTGAACATATCTTTATTTGGCATATTATAATGGTCCTTGTTCTGCCATCTTCTGTCTTCTTAATTGTTTCTCTGTTGGTTGTAACATAGCATTTAAATCATCTATTGTCAACGCTGGATTTCTTTTTAATTTTTTTACTATCCATTTATAAGACCATGGTTGTAACCTAAATGTATCACCATGATAGTAATGAGTTTGATTAGGCATAAAAGCAAATACATTTTTATAATTAATCTTACTTGCTTCTTCTTTAGTTAATAAAGATTGTAACCATTCAACAAGAATATGTTTAGCTTTTCTTCTTATGGGTTTCATTTGTTTAGTGTTCACTTTGAATTCTTCTAACCTTTTTTTCTAAATCATTAATTTGTAATGATAATTTTTGATTATCTTCTTTAACTTCTTTTAATTCTCTTTGATAATTATTATTAATTTCTAATGCAATTGATAATGAATTATCTAATTCCTTTACTCTTCCTTCTATATGTTCTCTTTTATTTTTTTCTTCTCTCCACATTTCTACTGGGGATTGATACTCCTTATTCATTAATTTAAACCCCACCAGATTAAAACTATAGGTATAATAATATGTTCAAAAATTTCATAGAAACAAATTAAAACTAAAAGCCATGTAAAAAATAAACTTGTTTTAGATTTAGTAATTAAATAAGAAAACATTTTCTCATGCCATGTAGTAATTTTCTGTGTAAGTTTTAAAAGTTTATCTTTCATTGCTCATTTTCTTTCATATCTTTTTTGAATATATGTTAATAAGTGATTTGCTTTTGCACGAAGATTTATTTTATTATATGCAAAGTGTTCAAATCCTTTTCTGTTACAACAAAATTTATCTCGTTCAGTAGCTTCTCTTTCTCTTTTATCTAAACCTATAAAAACTTTATCATTCCAAAACCATTTATCCCACAATGAGAGATGCACATGGTTTATCTCTAACCATTTTGTAAATTTTTTCATAGCATTTATTTTTAATAATTTAATTTTCATCTTTATCCAACTTTAATAATTTAAAATTCTTTTCTCTATCAAAATATCTATAAGACATTCTTACTGGTTGAAACTTATAAACATAATCAAATACAATCTTCTCATCTAATTCTTTACAACTATAAACATCCAACTGTACCAATGCAGGATTAAGTTCATCCCATGAGTGTAAAGTTATATGGGATGTTTCTATTATAGTAACACAAGTTAATCCTCTATTGCCTATAACTTCACAATACTTTGCATAAGGACCACCTAATATTTTCATATCAATATCTTTAATTAAATTTCTAGTCCATTTTCTAGTAGACTTTAAATCTTTAGGTGGTTCTAAAACTTCTGCTCTAACTAACAGATGTTTGTGTTTTAATTCCATTCGCAAATTCTTTTGTTATGTCTTCTACATTAGGTTCTTTAACTACATCAGCTAAGAATACTTTCTTATTTGAATATTTAAATACTCTTAAACCTTTACCTTTGTTAGCATCTTTATAACATTCAAACTTATGTATACAAAATTGACAACCAATTGGTATAACTTTGTTACCATTCTTTTCTGTCTTTAAATTATAACATCTTTCAGGTGGTATATCACTAGCAAGTTTAGTAGTTAAATCTTTAATTAAATTTTTAATATTAGGTTTAGCTAACTCTTCTGGTTTATAAAAACATATATCACCACTTGATTTATCAGCAACAAGAAAACCTCCAGCTTTAGTACCAGTAGCTGTTTCATATCCTGATAGCTGGGCGTGGTATCCAAAAGGGTCATCCTCTAATAGTTCACCATTCTTAAATTTTTTAAAACTAAAAGGTGAAGCAGACTTAACATCACATATTTCTCCATCTACCTTGGCATCTATATGTCCATTAACATCATCTATCTTAACTTTCATTTGTCTATCTTCTACTTTATGTCCAGATAATTCTGTTAGATATAATAATAAATGTTCAATGATATGTCCATATAAAAATTTTAAATTATTACTTGCATCATATTCTTTTGTTTCTTTAGGGCTAAACTTATCATACCATAACTGTCTAGCTGGTTTACCTAAGATACTCATTCTTAGTTTACCATTATACTTTTCTTTTTTAGGTGGTGTATTCCACGCAATCATAGCTTCTTTAATATTATTAAGAAACTGATTCATATTTTCTTCAGTTATCTTTGCTGGAGTACCATTAGCAATGTCAGCAATTAATTTTTTAATATCAGTTGCTACTGTATCAATGCGTTTCTGCCCAATTGTCTCCGACTTTATATTGTCCATCTAGTTCACACCTTAATTTTAATTTTCTACCAGCATCTCTTATTGATTGTACTGCTAGTCTTCCAAACTCTTCAGCCCTTCCTGCTTCAACTTCATATTGAAATTCATCATGTACATTTACTACAGGATAAGCTTTGATTCGTTTATTTATAACATATTGGTCTAGCAATGTCAACGCTAACTTCATAACACAAGCACCTGCTCCCTGTAATAAGCTATTCAGGGCTGCGTGAGGGTGTCTTATGAGGATTTTTCTTTGGTCGAGTCCTTTGAGCCATCTTCTGTTGGACTTAGCCACTCCATCCACTTTTTCTCGTAAGCGTCTAAGATTTGGCGTTGCTCTAAGAAACTTTTCTTTAACTCGTTCTCCATCTCTTTCCGAACCTCCAATGATACTTCCGATTTTTTTTGAACCTGCTCCATAGATGAATGCGTAGATAAAAGTTTTGCTTTCATCCCTTGACTGAAGACCAGCAGCCATCTGATTTGTTGTGTGTATATCTCCATTAATGATTTCATTTGTATATTCCTTATCGTTCATGTAGTGAGCCAACATTCTAAGTTCTAATCCTTTAGCATCAACTCCTACTAATTTATTTCCTTTGTCTACAATCCATAATTGTCTACAATCTTTTCCATATGGTGAGTACACAGCAGGAACTTGTGCCATGTTGGGTGCTTGATGAGACATTCTTCCAGTTATTGTACCATTGGTTATAACTTTGCCATGTACTCTACCATCTTCCTTAACAGCTTCAATCCAAGAACTGACTTGAGCAATTCTTTTTTGTAGCATTAAGTATTTATTTATTAATTTAGCTTCAGGTATATTCG